TATAAATGTTCGCAAGGAATTAATATTCCGAAAACTGTGAATATCCAAATTTTTATAAGATATTTTTTACTTATCAAATATAATTAATATTAGATACAGTAAAGAAAATGACATCTTATAAATATACAATCTTTATGCCCAATAAAAATTGATTTATTAAAACTAATACTAAATGTCACAACCAATAAAAATACAACAAACCCTATGCAACAAATTATAAATATATTAACCAAAAATTATCCTGATGGTAAAATTCCCAGAAGATTAATTAATATTTTGGAACATGAAATAATAAAAGATAATTCGGCCCGCATTAATTCTCAACATCAAACCAAAAAATTAACCCATTTGATGGACATGTAATAGATATTGACAAAAATATTGCCAAACTAGTCGAATACATATGGATGTGTAAAATTGATACCTTAAATTCTTGTGAAAATAATGTACCCAAAAATTATAAATGATACCTCAAGACAGTTCGTATCATCATCCGACGTAGAAAAATTTTTAAAAAATTTGTTTATCAAAAAACAAGATGATAATCCAATATTTGAACGTGCAATTTTAAGTGAATGTTTTGAAAAATGTGCTTGGATTTATGATACTACTGTTTGGGATGATTATATAGAAACAAAAGATGGAGGTGAAGTTGCTGATATATCAACATCAATCTCTGTCCGATTTCCCAAAACAGATTATGATTGGATTTGTAATAGAATGAAAAAATATTTGATAAAAATTGGAAAATTAAAAGAAAAAAATTAAGTATGTTTATTTTATTATTAAAAATAAAATAAATATAAATTAAATTGTTACAAATTATTTTATCCCACTATAATTTCATATGTATAATCAACCGGTTCATATTTCCAAATAATTATCACAACATCTTTAATATATTTATCATGCCAATTATTTTCGCTTTCCCAATAAATGACAGTAGTTGTATAAAAAGTAGTACTGTCGGAATACTTATAAAAATTTTTCTTTATAAGTATTCGTTGGTTGATATTTTCAACATCATTTGGTAAATATTTATTATGTTTCAATTTTAATTCGGGAAACTGCCCACAATCTATTTTTAATGATTTAACTAATTTATTTTTTTTCTTTTCGCTATCTCCATACAAAAATGTACCCAATTTTTTCAATTCATTAATATAATTGGATGAACAAAAATCTTTGTAAGTTAATTCAAATAAATAATCATTGCAATAGGTTACATTATTAGTATCTGATGTTAAATATAATCGAATTATCCGACAATCGTCTATATACTCATCATTGCATGGAACATATGTAACAATGCTCCGGGTAGTCTTTATAGTATGTCCAGTAGTCATATCGATCGGCGATTCATGATCAAAATGCAAAATCCATGCATCATTTGTTTCAGTAATTTTTCTATTGATCATGTAATAATCAAAAGTTTTTCGCTAGTAATTAATAATTCTGCACCATGAAAAAATCCAATTTTATCAACAAAATGTTTTATTGTTGGTGGTATTTCGATTGTGTCATATAAATTATTTTTAAAAATAGATAATATTGCCAAAGTAAACAAACTTGGAATTTGTTCACCAACAATTTTTATCATTTTTGATAATAATTAATATTAATTCATGATGGCATTGGCATTATTAATTTCTCTAAATATCAATTTTTTAGCGAGTATATCATTAAAAAATTGATCGCAAATTTCTCATAATTGGTTATTATTATTATCAATTAAAACAAACAGAAATGGCTACTGTTAATATAAATCAAATACAAAATATTTTAAAGAAAAATTACCCCAAAGGTAAGATACCTATAAAATTAGTTCATATATTGGAGCATGAAATTGAAAAAGATCTTACGCTGACCCAAAAAGAACAAGTTAAATCTTCGGAAAAATCTAAAAAACATTTGACTAAAAAAATGATGCATTTTGTTGGCGTGGAAATAAAAATCGATAGAAGTATCGCTAAATTAATAAAATATTTATGGATGTGCAAGATTAATACATTAAGAACTTCTGAAAATGACATACCAAAAGATTATATTTGGATACGATTTTCCTCAACATTTGATATTGAGAATTTTTTGAAAATTTTATTTGATCAATCATTAAATAATGATCCTGATTTTGTCAGGGCAATTTTGGATTGTTATTACCAAAAAAATGCTTGGATATATGATACGGATATTTGGACAAATAATAACGAAAATATTACGGATATATTGGTATCAATTTCTCTCCGTTTTCCCAAATCGGATTATCAATGGATCCGCGATAAATTCAAAAAATATTTGATTGAAAATAAAAAATTATGAGGTGACTAATAATTATTATTTATTGACATAAATAATAATTATTTCTAATTTCCATGCATAGTATTTGCATACTCAATCAAATCATTATAATCGATTATGTAGTGTTTTAATTTGCCATATTCAATCAACAAGTTAAATATATCAATATACCCGTATTCAATACAAATTTTCAAACTCCACTCATAATTATTGTGAATATCAAATTTTTCCGTTTTGAGAAGTAATTTAATAACCTCAGTATGACAGTTACCAACAGCGAACTGGAAGGCGCCAGAAAAACAGCGATTAACATTAAATCCGATATCTATTAATGATTTTACTATTTGATGACAACCATTACTACTACTTACCAATAATAAAAAATTTGAATTTTTTCTTTTGATGGGAAAATTGCATTCTACAAGATCATACACGATTTTAAAAAAACTATTCCAACATGCTACATCCAATATTTCGAAAAGAATATAATCCAGAAACAATTTTTGATTTTCATTATTATTGTCATTTTTCCATTGTGAAAGATACATACAAAAAAAATCATAAAAAAAATTGCATTCGATTTCTTTTTGAACGTCCACTGGAATTTGTTTTATAATTTTTTCGTCAATCAAATGATTTTCCAAAACCATTTCCGGTCTTTCAACATGAAATTGTTCTATTTGACCCATTTCGTCAATAATTTTAGTGAAATTATTTTGGTATGCCACTTTAAAGATCTCGTGGATAATATATTCCAATAATTCCAATTCTTTTTCAGTAGAAAAATGCGGGAATCTAACATAATAATTTAATTTACCAAAATATTTTCGGAAAAATCCATAAAAAAAATTAAATTCGATTTTTCTCTGGATCGCTTTCCTAAATTCCAAAGGAACATCTTCTAAAAGTATGAATGGTTTTTTATTTTTCTCATTTTTTTTGTTGTCCAAATTAAATTTTACTTGTAATAAAATTTCTTGAATGCGTTCTTTAGATATTTCTTGCAAATCGCTCAATAAAAGTTCCATTTGAAACAATGGAACTATGTAATAAATGTTAATTTAGTGGGCAGTTTTGATAATTATATTTTCAATTTTTTAGTAAACATTTATCAAAAAATTGAAAATATAATTATCAAAATCATGTGTATTTGTTTGATTTTTTGGTATTAAACATGCGCAAATCAAGATATGTGGACAGTATTAAATGGTCACACGATAATTATTTTAGTTCATCGGACAACATAATTTTGACATACGATAATTATTTTGATATAGTATTAAAAAAGGATGATACAAAATGGTCATATGATAATAATAAAAATGATATTATTGATGGTTCAGAATGTTTAAAAAATATGGATTTATATTTTGAAAAATTTAGTCAAAATTATGCCCTAACAAAAAAATCAATTCGCGTATATAAAAAAACATGTATGAGGGATTTCTTTGATAACGAATTCACCAACAAACAATGCGTAACATCATTAATAATACCAGCTGGGACACATGTTCATTTGGGTCCAAAATGCTGGAGCGATAATAATAAAATGCAAGAATTAAAGTATCCATATCAAAATTTCAAATCTAAACAAGGTGTTCTGTCCTTTGATGAACTGCATGAATTTAAATGTCGAGCCCAAAAAGCCTATGTCGAAAAATTAGATGTAAAATTATCTGCAGAAAAACAACCTATGACAACATCTTCGTTATTCGACGCATCTTTTCGTTACCGAAAAGATATGATGTTACAAATAGATAAATTTCATGGCCGTAAAATTTTTGATGGTGACCAAGTATCATCCCAATATGATCATATATGTGAAAGTGGAATACATTTTTTCTTGGATCAAACAACTGCTGAAAAATATGAACATTAATAGTATTAATTATATTTATTTAATGTATCATTAAATAAATAATTAATCAAACAAAATATAATTGTAATTATTAATAATAACTATTATTTATCGATTTTTATTATTTGTTGATTTTTTTTTCTTTGATTTTTTGAATTGTTTTTCTTCTTCCCGAGCTGCTAATTCTGCTTCTTCTTGTTCTTTTTTAATTAATTTTTTTTCTTGTTCACTGGTTAATTTAGTTTTCTCAATCATTTCGCGATGATTATACAAAATAGGTTTAATATACGATGCCAATTTTTTTCTAGCATTTGGTTTGGTATGATCTAATGAAATAATGGTGTCTTTTATTCTCAGTTTAGTTTTATCACTTAAAAAATCCATTTCATTTAAAATATCATTTAAATCTTCAAGTTTAGCATCAATTAATTTGTCAATCAATTCACTAATTTTTTTTTCTACCCAGCCACCTTTTTGGTATGATGTACCATATGCTGAACTTAAATTTTTATAAAGTATGTTATGATGTTGTGGTTTTTTTGGATTGAGATTAACTGACTCAATTAAAAATTGAACAATATTTTCATTTGATTTCATTAAATTATTAATCTCATCATATGTCAAATTTTTAATACCATCTTCACCAAAAAAAACCAAATTAAGAGTAACAGGATTTTTAAATATCGTATTCAAAATATTATTATTATCACCTTCAATATTATTATTTATTGGAATATTATTATTACCTTTAATTTTATTTTTTTGTTTTAGATTTTTACATCTGCCCAAACTATTATGTTTATTAAGAGAGTCTTTTCTAGTAAATTTTCTAGAACAATTTTTACACGAATAATAATCAATTTTATTAGTTTTACTTCCGGCATTTTTGCAATTTAGGGAATTTGTTTTGTGTCTATTTAAATTGTATTTATTTGAAAAAACTTTTTTACAACTATGACAAATAATACTCATTATCTAATGATATGATCTTATTTTTTATATTTGATGGCGGAGTTTTATTGAATTGGCGGAGTTTATTCAACCAAAAAAATAGTATAAGTGTACTACTGGCGGCGCTGGCGGAGAAAAATAATTAGAAAAGAAGTATAAGCATACAACTGGCGGAGTTGGCGGAGCTAGCGGGGGGAAATTTTTTAACAATATATTTTTTGATTAAAAATTATTTTGCGCACTAAATAAATGAGGCAAGTATATTTGATGATCATTTACATATTGTGAAAGTTTTATTTGAACACGAAACTACTTTCAATTAAAAAAATTGATCAATTAATTGTTTATCTGACTTAAATAAATCAGATAAATAATTAATCAATATGAATTGCAATAAATTGTATTTCAAAATTACAAATAAAGAAGAAAATCATCATGGATTCCAATATTATGATGGTTTAAATGTATTAAAAGAAAAATTTAATGATAATCCTAAAGCTTCTTGTGTTAAGGGCGGGTTTTATTTCACGGATGCTGAACATATTTTTGAATTTTTAGATTATGGAGTTTATTTAAGAGAAATTACATTACCAATTGATGATCCAGAATTTAAAATTGTTCAAGATGAAAATAATAAATGGAGAGCAAATAAAATTATCTTAGGAAAAAGACATAATTTAAGTGATGTTTCTACATTTAAATATTTGTTAGACCAGGGAGCCAATATTCATACTATAAATAACAACGCTTTAATATTAGCATCGAAAAAAGGATATTTAGAAATTGTTCAATTTTTAATTTCCAAAGGTGCTGATATTCATGCTGATAACGATAGTTCCCTAAGATTTGCATCAAAAAATGGACATTTGGAAGTAGTTAAATATTTAATTTCCAAAGGTGCTGATATTCATGCTGATAACGATAGTTCCCTAATATTTGCATCAAAAAATGGACATTTGGAAGTAGTTAAATATTTAATTTCCAAAGGTGCTGATATTCATGCCATTGATGATTATGCTGTAAGATATGCATCCAAAAAAGGACATTTGGAAATTGTTAAATATTTAATTTCCAAAGGTGCTGATATTCATGCCGATAATGATTATTCTATTAGATATGCATCAGAAAAAGGACATTTGGATGTTCTTCATTTTTTAATTTCAGAATATATCGATGACAAGTATGACGATAAAAATTATGCATTGATATATGCATCAAAAAATGGGAATTTGGAAGTGGTAAAAGTTTTAATTGAGCATGGCGCTAATATTCATGCTGAAAATGAATCTGCGCTAATACATGCATCAGAAAAAGGACATTTGGAAGTTGTAAAATATTTGATTGAATGTGGTTATGGAGCTGATATTCATGCTAATAATGATTCTGCATTGCTGATTGCATCAGAAAATGGACATTTTAAAATAGTACAATATTTGATTCAACATGGAGCGGATATTCATGCCGATAATGATTATGCATTGCAACGTGCATCAGAAAATGGACATTTGGAAATTGTAAAAGTTTTAGTTGAACATGGAACGGATATTCATGCCCGTAATAATTCGGCCATATTTATGGCATCCCTACGCGGGCATTCGGACATTGTTGAATTTTTAAAAAATTCGAAATAATTGCCAATATTAACGAGTAATAAATTAATGTATTTATTACAAAAAAATATTGGTTGAATTTTTTATTAAACCAATATTTTTGTTATGAAAAAATTTTCAATCGAAAAAATTGACTCAAAAATTTATCTGTATAAAAAATTTTGGATCTAAGAATAAAATAACACATTATGGCATCGGTTAGAAAAGTTTTAGCTGTTGATAAAAAATATCGTACGGTTGGGGTAACTGAGGATCTTCATACAATTGATAAATTAGTTTCAGATTTAACTTTGGATTATGATATGCCTACATTATGCGATAAAGATAGTGCTGGTAAACCTAATATTTTACTAAATTCCAAAACAGATTTTAAAAAAAAATTTAATGAAATGTATCCATTTTTAAAAGATATTAATATGAAAAATTTATTGGTTGCTGGTGGATCAGTGAGTAATATTGTCAGAAATAAAAAAAATAAAAATAGTGATATTGATTTTTTTATTTACGGTTTGACACCCAAAAAAGCTACTAATCGTATTAAAGAATGGTTGTTAGATATTTTGGTAACAAAAGAAGACGAGGGAAAAAATAAGCGTAATAAAAAAGCAAATTCCAAACGAAAAAAATATAATTCGGATGATGACTGTTCAGGTTCGGATTCAGATGATGACTGTTCAGATTCAGATTCAGACGATGATTCTAAAAATAAAAAAAAATATGTCGTTCGCGATTATAAAATCATACGTAATAAAAATAGTATCGCTATTTTGATAGATGATGAATCAAAAATACAATTAATATTCCGTTTATACACAAGCATTAGTGAAGTTTTGCATGGTTTTGATTTAGGAAGTTCAGCTATTGGATACGATGGCGAAAATGTTTATTTTACAACTCTTGGTAAATTTTGCCATGAACACAGTTGTAATATTATTGATACAACACGAAGAAGTACCACTTATGAATATCGCTTGAATAAATATTTCCAAAGAGGTTTTAATATTGTTTTGCCAAGATTGGATATTAATAAATTGAGAACAACTTATTTTAAATACGGTGAAACTGAGATTTGTGAATTGCCGCACTTTATATTTGGATACAGTAATATTGTTGGTAATAAAATAATCGTGACAGAATTTTACAATAAATTTGGTAGCAATTCCGATTATGATTTGGAACCAATGGATCCAGTTAATGTTTATTATCAAAGTTTAAAAATTAATATCATCAATTTAATAAATGATATTGATTATTTTTATTATGTTTCTTCACATATTGATGCAGAAAATATAGATATACTCACTAAACCACCTAGAATTAATCAAGGTAGTATTGTTACTTTTTATGATACTATTCGAAGTAAATTAAGTAAAAAAAATATTGATGTGAATCTTATTAAAAAATATATTACTGTCGAACCAATAAATAAAATTGTAATAAAAATGTTTGATAAAAATATTGATACTAAAGAATATTTTGATGAATTAATTGAAAAACAAAAAAAATTCGCTATCGGAAAACTAAAAAAATTATTGGAAAAAGATCACAGTAAAATTCCATGGCTTACCAAAAATCCAGGAACACAATTGACATCGTCATTTAATCCAATTATCGAAGACGAAATTAAATGGTATGGTAAAAGATATTATGTTGAAAAATAATAATATATATCATTGTTGTAATTTTGTTTTTATCAATTTCCAAAGTTCATAATATTCATTTATATTTTGCAAGTTATATTGTTTCAAAATTTTATCATAATAATTATTTATAAATAATTGTCGTTTGTCAAAAATTATTTGTAAATCTTCAATAAATTCTTTTATTAAATTTTTATTTGGTTCAACAAAATTGGTTAAAACTTTTGGTAAAGTGGATAATGGTACACAAGGATTTTGTTCGAATATTATTTTGTATTTATCATAAATATTTGGTGATTTTTTTCCACCAGCCATTATAAACAAATCTTTAATAGTTTTTTTTTTATTATACATTCTTTTGCATCTGTTAATTTCTGTTAATATTTGTTCGCATGTTTCAACATTGATATCCAATGAATTTAATCCTTTAATAATTTGCTGAATTATTTTTTTATGTATTATGTAGATCGATTTTTTGTTAAAATAAGAAGGATAGTCGGGACTAAATAACTCGCCAATTATATTTATGTATTCTTCTTTTGCACTAAAATTAGCAGTTGTTGTTAAAATTATCATTCGTTTATTAATAATAGAATCAGGCATCAATTCAAGAGATTCAATATTAGAAAAATTCATACCAGTATTAATTACTTTTAGTTTCGGCAGTGTATATAATTCCTGAATATCGCCATTAAAATCATCGGATAATGTTATCGATTCCAAATTCTTAGGCATCAATTGGATTCGAATACTCTCCAAATCGTAAAAAATATTAATAAAATTATATGTATCAACTGATCGTATAATTTTACTAAAAGTATAATATTTTGTTAGTGGTTTAAAATCACTTACCGATGCTAATGATTTACATGTCATGGTAAAAAATACGAAATCCTTTTCATCAATAATAAATTCACAAATGTGTTTTATAATCTCAAGCGGCTGGCTCAATATGGATTCCATTATTAATAATTACATTGGTATTAATACTGGAGCAATTATTAAATTAATCAATTATTTTAATTAAAAAAATTTTATTTTTATATGAAAAATAAAAATATCCAAGTTCAATTTTTTTGGATAAAAAATGATTTTCTAAATTTAATGGATAAATATCGCCCAATTTTTATAATAAATTGTTTATATATTGGAGTATACAATGTCAGTTCTAAATCCTTCTTTTAGTACCGGAAGTTTAGCGCCCTGGTTTTTCATAGGTAATCCGATAACGGCCCAGGCTTCATCTCCCCCTTACCAAGCACATACTGCACCATTTGCGGCATTTTTTTCAACCAACTCGACCCTTGTGCAAACGGTTTCCGGATTTACAATTGGAGAAACATATATTCTAACTTTTTATGCTAATGCATTAGTTACTCTAAACTTTCTTACTGTAACAATTGGTGATCCGGGAGAGGTGACCATCACTGCAGCAACCGCTACGAATCCTGTCGGACCCTCACCAGCTACTCCTATTATGGGTAATGCCGTTCCCACCAGTGTACCTCCTACCGGTCCACTACCTTCCGATTATGTATTTTATCAAATAACATTTATTGCGAATGTCACATCATTAGATCTTTTTTTCCTTAATTCATTAAATAGCAACTCGCTATTTCTTGATGATATAAATATCACACTTGTTATCGTATGTTATTCCGGAAATTCTTTAGTTTACACTAAAGATACCAAAACAGGTATAATTGATAATACTAAAGCCTCGGAAGTTTATGCTGGCATCCATCAAGTTTATGATATTAATAGTAAAGAATTTGTTCCGGTTAAATGTAATATTACTACTGGTTTGACAAAAAGGTATATGAAACTAGAAAAAGGATGTCTCGGCGAAAATCAGCCATCTGAGGATTTTTATGTAACATCCGGTCATAAAATTATTATTAATGGAGTAGAAACCAAAGCAGGCCGAATACCAGAAGCTAAAAGGGCCAAAGTTAAACCGGAAACAGTCTATTCTATCTGCACAGAAAAAAGAATACCAATATTAATAAATAATTTGTATGTCATCGCTGAAAGTTATGATACTTGGAAAAATTATGCTACCAAAAAGGGCATAGTATGGAAGGATAATACATTAATACAATATTAAAAATATATTTGATCATTTATTTAATTATATACACAAATATCAAATTCATCCCAAAAAACAAACGCGCAAAATTACCCAATGTATCATTATTGGTAGAATATAAATGATATTGATTAGAATACATGATACATAGCGTCATCTTCTTCAGTATATATCGCACCATAGTAATAATATTGTGGCCAATCATAATTAAAATCATTAGATAATATAATTGATTCCAAATTTTTAGGCATTAATTGGATTCTAATACTTTCTAAATTATAAACAATATTAATAAAATTATATGCATCAACCGATCGTATAATTTTACTAAAAGTATAAGATTTTGTCAGTAGTTTGAAATCGCTCACTGATGCTAATGATTTACATATCATTGTTAAAAATACAAAATCCTTTTCATCAACAATAAATTCACAAAAATATTTTATAATTTCTAGCGGCTGGCTCAATATGGAGTAATAATTAAAAAAATCAATTATTTTAATAAATGCAACAATTATTTTTTTTACTTTTTATTTGTTTAGAATCTTTGTGCGTATCAATTAAAAATTGGATACCAACTCTATTACCGATAAAAATTAACGTTCTCAATTTAATAGTACATCCATCAAATATGGTATTAGTGTTTTCTATTTTTTTCATTAATTTATTCTTATCAATAAATTTTAAAGCACAAATTATATTGTGTTCCTTGTTCGAAAATGGAAATTTTAGAGGAGCATTATTGATGTGGTAAATAAATTTGGGATATTTTTCGCTTTTATGTTTTTTATGAATAATAATTCCGAAAATACGATGGGTCCCCGAATAAGGATGTTCAAGAATTGTTTGTGCAGTATTATTTACTATTTGGTCCCAAATATTTTCATTTGTTTCAGTATTTGATGATAATAATAGATCACATACATCATTAAAATATTGTATTAATAAATTTTGATATTTTTTTCTTTTATCTTGATACTGTTTTTTTTCTTTTAATAATTTTTTTTCAAAGTCATTAATTGCTTGATGGTGAAATTCACGTGGGATGATTGATTCCATTGAATAATTATTAATTGTTAATAATTATTTAATGTAACCATATTATCAAATATAATTTCATTTTTTTTAATTAATATTAATATTGGAACATTAATTAGAAAAATAATAATAGTACCAGCACGAACATTTATTATTTTTATTTCCCCACCATAAAATAAAAATTCGGCCAATCATCGATTGTCAAGTCTTTAAACTAAATTATATAAAGTTCCATTGATATAATAATAATACCATACTAAATGACAAAAATTAAAACAAGAAAAAATAGCGCTGCTACTCACAAAAAAGGAACCCTTGACCAAAAACACACCGAAAGACTTGGAGCATTTGAAAAATTAAGTAAGTCATTACCCTCAAAAAAACAAAAATTAAGGAGATTAGAAAGTGAATTAAACGATCTGATGGGTTTAAGTCCTAATAAACATACCCACGATGATATTCGTAGAAAATCGTATATAATGGATACTGTTGGTAAATTACGATGTGAAATTAATTCTATTGAAAATTGCACTGAATCTCTTAATTATATTGTAAAAACACTTCCAATATTGGTAAACTATTACGATAATAAAGAAATAATAGATGATGGAATGGAAGAAGAATTTGTTAATGAACCATGCGAAAATGGAAAGAAAAATATTTTAACCTATTTTATGACAGAAACTACTAAAAACACTGACAAATCCAATGATGATATTGTCAGTTCAAAAAAGAGGAAAAAAAGCGCAGATGCTAGTACTAAAAAATCATCAGGTAGCAAAACAGATAAACCAAATCAACCAAATCAACAACTTAGTCGTGCTAAATTATACGACAGTTATTTAAATGTTACGGATGTAAATCATCGTAAACCATTACGTATAAAAAACAATGTTTGTACTAGACCCGATTGTGATGGTGAAAAAATTTTCAGCCAAAATGATGGTAGTATAGTTTGCAAAAAATGTGGATTATCGGAAAAGATATTATCAACAACCGAAAAACCAAATTATAAAGAACCAACACAAGATTCAGGAACGTATGCTTATAAACGTATCAATCATTTAACAGAAATATTGAGTCAGTTACAAGCCAAAGAATCTACTGATATTCCACCAAAAGTATTTGAGAGTATTCTTCGTGAACTCAAAAAAAGAAAAATTGATAAATATGATTTAGATATTTTTCGTTTGCGACGTATTCTAAAAAAATTAAATTATCGCAAATATTATGAACATGTACCACATATTTTACAAATTATTAATGGAAAAGAACCACCAAATTTTAGTAGAACCAACGAAATGATGATCAAAAAAATGTTCAAACAAATTCAAAAACCTTTTTCCATTTATTGTCCCAAGAACAGGAAAAACTTTTTAAATTATTCATATGTATTACATAAATTTTGTGAATTATTAGATTTAGATGATTATATTAGTTATTTTCCTTTGCTCAAAAATAATACCAAACTATTACAACACGACAGAATTTGGAAGAAAATATGCGAGTACATGAAGTGGGAATTTATACGTTCACTATGAGAGGGTTGTATTAAAAACTTGTGTATAAATTAAATAATATTATTAATGTAGAAATAGTTCGAATATCTATAATATCAATTATCATAAAAATTGATATATATAATATTATTATATAAAAACTAATCGGTTAAAAATAATTAATAAATGTCAAAACGCAGTAATGTAAAAAAAATAAAATGGAAAATTATTAAAGAATATCCTAATTATAAAATTTCTGAACATGGTAAAGTTGAAAGGATTCATAATGGTTATAAAATGGAAAATAGACATCTTTCTGGTTATTATGCAGTATATTTAACACATAATCATACTAGCAAATCATGTTTGGTACATAGATTAGTGGCTAGAGCATTTATACCAAATCCTGATAAATTGCCATACGTTGATCATATCGATAATAACAAACATAATAATCATATTTCAAATTTACGATGGGTCACACAAAAACAAAACATGCAAGCATATCATGCTAGACCTGATGCAAAACGTTTTGTTTTACAATATGATAAAAATAAAAAATTAATAAAAGAATGGAATTCAGTGAGAGAAATATTAAACAAAAATGAAAATTACAAAGAAAGTACATTGGTGAATAATCTTTGCGGCCATAGAAAAAATGCCTATGGTTATATTTGGGTTTATAAAACTCCAAGAACCAAAAAAATTATAAAAGAAGCAGAACCTGATGAAATATTTAAAAAAATACCAAAATTTGGAAAACATGATTTGACACATTTGGGGTTTGATAATGCATCATTTTTGCTTTGCAAAAATGTGCATATCAACCCAAATGCTTGTGAGGGCATCATTTACAATGCATAGCATTATAAATGATACATCACAACATTATTATGCATCAAATAAAGGACATATCAAAAATTCTAAAGGCTTGATTATGAAAAATAAAATAAATGCAAATGGTTATAGCGTAATACTTTTAACAAACAAAAAAAATGGCAAAAAGAAACATTTGTACCAAGTGCACAGATTAATTGCATACGCATTTATAAAAAATGATGATCCAGTTAATAAAAATATTATTAATCATTTGGATTCAAATAGAAAAAATAATAATATTGAAAATTTAGAATGGACAACAAGGCGGAAAAATAATATTCATGGTTCTGGTATTAAAGTTACTATGATCCACCCCACAAAAAATAAAATACTCAAAAAATTTGAATGTGTTGCGGACGCAAATATATTTTTAGGATTATGCAAAAAAAATGAGAATATAAAAACATGTATGAAAAATAAATCAAAAATATTTCATGGCTACAGATGGCAATTTTTAACCAATAATAATATTGACGAGGATATTTTTGTCATAACACAGGAAGACATAGCTAATGCTAACATCTAATCCCAAATATTATTCTATTATTTGTATAAAACTATATAAATAATATGACAACATTAATAAATTATTATGGAAACAAATACCGAACCAAAACAAAAATACGCTACATATACATATAAACGAATTGATCATTTTATTGATTTTTTAAATCGACAACAAGCAAAAAAACCAGTATATATACCACCTGAAGTATTAGAAAATATTCTTCATGAACTCGAAAATAGAAAAATCGACAAATATGATTTGGATATTTTTTATTTATGCCGAATTCTAAAAAAATTATCCTATCGTAAATATTATGATCAGGCACCACATATATTACAAATTATTAGTGGAAAAGAACCTCTAAGTTTTAGCGATGAAAACCAAATCAGGATAATAAAAATGTTTGAACGAGTTCAAGAATGCTTTGTCATATGTTGTCCAGAAAATAGAAAAAATTTCTTGAATTATTTTTATGTACTACATAAAATTTGTGAACTTTTGGGTTTAAATGAAGCTCTTTGTTATTTTCCCTTGCTTAAAAATAAAATTAAACTTTTGCAACATGATAGCATTTGGAAAAATATTTGTAACCATTTGGGATGGATTTTCCATGAAAGTTTGTGTGAGAAAATAGAAGATCCTCAATCAAAAGAATTAATCGGATTGGTCGAAATAATAGTGGATTTTTTATTGATAAATGGTCCATCTAAACTTTCGATCATCAGCACACATATTAGTTCCAATACATCAGTTCATCCGCTATGGAAAAGATCAAAAATATCATTTTCTGATTTTATTGTTAAATTTCCAAATATTTTCGCTTTAGATCAACAAACAACTATTGTTAGTTTATTAGATGACGTGATTGATTCTGAATATATTTTAGAATCATGGAAAATTATCAAAACAGATATGGAAATATTGGAACAAAAATTGGATAAAAAATTGGAATTATTCAAACTTCCATCAGGATTGGATTTTTTGGTAACATCGTATGATGATCAGTGTAACAAATGGATTGACGAACACATATATTCAGCAAATAATAATCTTATTGGTTTTGATACTGAAACTACAATCAGTTGGTCATCAAATACTTCCAAAAAATATACATCTATTGCACAATTATCTACCGGCCAAAATAATTTGATTATCCAGTTATCCAATATGGAGACCATGCCTAAAAAATTAGTAGATCTTTTATTGGATGCATCGAAATTAAAAATTGGTGTTGCTATTGCGCAAGATATGCACAAAATTATGCAAGATTTTAAAGATTTATGTACAGTAAATGGTGTTGTGGATTTATCCGTTATGGTAAAAAATATATTGGGAGAAAAGATCCCAATATTATCATGTGGAAGCGATGATAAATCGTATAGTCTTCGAGATTTGGCCGCGATTGTTCTCAATATGTTTATTGATAATAAGGGATTATCTAATGTGAAAAAAACTGATTGGGATAATTTAAATCTATCCCAAGAACAACTCGAATACGCATTTATTGATTCATATTTGGCCATTGAAATATGTAATAAATTATCCAATGAAAATGGATTGGATTTTTTTAATGGAATAATTCAATCTGTTTCAACAACAGTGCATACAATTGTTGAGATTATTCCAAAAAAGAAAGTTGATAAAAAAGAAATAAATAAACAAGACCAAACAAGGAAAATCGCGGATATTGAGCGTCGTATTAAAAAATGGTTAAAAGATGAAGAATCTGTTGAATTAGTATTTGGACCAATGAATTCTTTTTATCGAAGTCATACGCACAAATTCATAAAGGGAATCGCGCAAGCAAATTCTGGTATTATTTCGGAATCCCGTGGGGAAGAACCATCAAAATATGTTGCGCTAGTTAAAAAAATTAATTAACTTTATTTTTACTCAAAAATAAAATTAATTTTGTTCTATTTGCGCAAAATATTCTGTCATTAATTCGCGATAATAATCCAATGGTTTAATTTTGTATCCGATTATTTTTGCTTTGTCATCATATCCCCTAATTCTTAATGATTCCTGAAATAATGGATCAGCTTCAAATTCTATTATTTCTTGGTTGTTCATCAAACCTTTTTGGTGCAATAATGTTTCACGACTAGCTGGTGATAATTTTTCTAAGTAATCAGGGAATTTTGTTACCAAATATCTTTTTGCTTTGACATGATTTTCGACAAGTGATGCTGTCTTATGGCTAAATCCTTTGGATAATAAATATTCTTTGCCAATAACTTCATGATTCATAATTCCTAATTTTCCCATATATTTTGCCGAATCGTTTATTTCCAAAAGATGGCCAATATCGTGTAAAAACGCAGCTAAAATTGAATGCAAATCTTCCTTATTTTCTTCGGCGAACATGGCTGCTTGAATCATATGTTCTGTTTGGGTAATTGGTTCACCAATATAATCAGATGATCCATATTTTTCAAAAAGAGAAATAATATCATTAATAACTGTTTCGTAAGATTCCATTATTATTATTATTATTATCAAATATATTATAATATTTGTATTAAAAAGGTTTTATTAATAAATTTTATTTTCAATTTATTAGTAAAAACATTAATATACCGGCTCTGAATCAGTTACACAATGAAACAGTTGGTGCTAATGTATCTACAATTGCAAAAACGAATGCAGCAGTTATACCAAGATACACAACATCCTTAATAGTAAGTTTATCCCTACCAATAAAATAGTATGCTACAAATGCAACGGCTAAACCTACAATCAAATATTTGACAATTCTTTTCATGACATCTTTGAAATCAGTATTAAAAGGTTTTGTGTTGTATTTGTACTGCTTTTCCATATTACGGGCATGCTCCTGGGAACGTGCGTGAGCTTCAGTTTCTACAGGCGCAGAGATATAAATCATATCACGGGATTGAGCTTGAGAACGTGCATGGGCTTCAGTTTGGGCCTGTACTTGTGTTCGTGGAGATAATATGAGTGATTGTTCAGAGTGATTGGCCATAACCGGAGATTGTTCACTCAGATTCGTATAATAATCTTCCATTATATATATCTAAAAAATATTATAATTTAACCAAGTAATATATATTAAGGACAACACATTTTTTTTGTAAAGCTAATTATTGGCTTATGCTATTAATACTTTTTTTGGTTAAGGCAATAAGTTGGCTGTATTTTGTTTGGAGTTGTTTGATTTGTAATTCATAATGTTTTTCTTTGTTACTAAATGAATTATTCATTTCGATTGACCTTTCTAATTTTTCCCTCAAAGAAATATTTTCACTTCTAATTTGGCCATATTTTTCTTGGTATGCGCCATCATCTGATTCTTTATCTTGTAATTGTTTTTCCAAAGATTGATTAGTTTCTTTTAGATTAGATATAGCATTTTTGGATAGACCCAATGCTTCAATTGTTTGACTCAATCTATTTTGTAATGCATCATTTAGTTCTTGTGATTTTTTAATGGTATCATTGTACGAATCCATCAATGAATCTTTTTCTTTTTTGCATATCATTTTAAATTCATCAAATTCTTTTTTATTTTGTTGATGAACCATATTAATTTTTTGATCCACGTCCGTATTATCTAATTTTAATTTTTCATTTGATGATTTAAGTTTGTCCATTTCATGTAATACAAGATATTGATTATCTGTTAAAGATTTTAAATAATTAATTAATCCATCGATCTGTTTTTCCTTGGCTAAAATTTCACTATTAAATTCACTTCGCATTTGTTCAATTTGTTTATCATATTTAATTTGTAAATCTTTAAATTTATTTCCTTGATCCGTCAGATACGTTTCTCTTTCATTGTTATTAATGTCTTGGATTTGTTTGATTTTTTCTAAAATGCCCGTTTCGATTTCCCTTAATTTTTCTTTATATTCGTTAGCTTCTTTAATGTGATGATATTTCTCGTCTTGTATTACATCTTTTTCCATTTTTAATTGTAATATTATTTTTTGTGTTGATAATAATTCTGTTTGTAAATTATCGACTTGGTGTATATATTCTGTTAATTTGACGTTTAATTCTTTTCTATTTGTTTCCAATAAAATATTTTTCTTTTCGGTTTCTCCTAATTTAGAATTAAAACTGATAATATCTAATGTTTTTTCATCAATACTATTTTGTTTAGAAGCATTATCATTTAACAGTAGAACATATTTATTATGGATATCCAAATAGGCATTTTTGACCTGGTCAGTATCAATAGTTAGATTTTTTACCAGCTCACTATTTTTGGATAATTCTATTTTTGTTGAGTGCAAATCAGTTTCTAATTTTCCATTTTTGATGGTTAGTTCACTTATTTTTTTATCTAATTCAATTTGTATTGATGTTTGTTTTTCGCATCGTGAAGTTACTTCCGCTAATTGTTGTTCCATTATTTTATTTATTTGAATTAATTCTTTTGTTTTAATTTCCATTTCGCTTTGTTTACGACTGGATTGAATATATTGTTCCGCAATTTGCTTGTTTTTTATTTCTTTTTGTTCAATTTCTTTTTTCAATTTTGTTTCTAATTCTCCTGTTTCTTTTAGCAATTTTGATTCTTTTTGTTCAATTTCTTTTTGTGACGCATCCATTTTGTTTGTTAAATTTTTGTTTTGTTCAAGAATTAATGCTACTTTTTCATTATTAAGTCTGTAATGAGTACTAATATTATCTTTAAATTTATTTTGCATGCTAACTCGGAAAAGTTTATATTTGGATTCCAGCTTTCCGACATTTAATTCGTAACTTTCTGCCAAAGAATTAATTATTTTGTCATGTTTTTCTTGCAAATTTTTTAACTCGGTAAAATTTTGGTTTATTAGGGAATTAATAGTTTCGTTTTTACTTTTGAGTCCTAATTGTAATTTTTGATTTTCCTTAACTATTTTTGCTATTTCTCTTTTTGCAATACGTAATTCTTTTGTACTTTTATCATTTTCCAATTGTATTGGTTCTGATAAATTGTTTGACATATTATATATTCTAAAAACATAATCTTGTATTAAGATTAACGCGATACTATGTTTGCGCCACACAGTAACATATAAAAGTATAAAACTAATTATAGTATATTTAATGCCAAAGAATGATAATAATAATAAAAAATATAAAATAATAACATCAATCGAGGATGATGCTCCATACGGAGATATAAATTGGTGCAGCATTAGTTTTTTAACGCCACAAAAAATAGAAAAAACAAAATTTTTGGATATAAAAGGTTTTAAAATTCATAATGGTTATAATTCCGGAGAATTAGCTAACAACGATGCTAAAATGATAAAAGAGAAAAATAAAAATCATGATGTTTACATATCACAACTTGGTAAAATATATGGTTGGGATGACGCTACCAAAACAGATACAATAGAATATGGTGATGATAAATTAAATGAACTCGAAAAAACCAGAAAGGAAAGTATAGTCAAGATCCAAATGATGAGTGAACAGTTCAAGGCCGAGTATAAAACTAAATTCGCGAATATTAATAAGGACAGAGTTGATGTGCAAAAAAAACGTATGCACAAACAATTATATGCAAAAGGTTTAATTTCCAAAAAAGAATATGAATTAATGTTGGAAGAAAACAAACCAGTTGCTGAAATAAAAGAAATCGCAACAAATTTGGAACAAATGGATAAGGAGATTAATGAATGTTATAGTACTGATTATTTGGATGAAAATGATTCAGTTTGTCTAAAGTATGGATGTATCACGATATTTTCTCCTAAAAATATTGGTGGACTAAAAACATTATGTTTTAAAATTCGAGGTTTATTCCAAACACCTTCTGAACTAACCAGAAGAGTTAAAAAATTACAAGATCTTTATCCAAATGATAGAATTTATACATTCGAAGTTGGTAAATGGTGTGCATTCTCCGAAAAAGATGGGGTTGATCCATTAGTTCAACTTAAACAATTAAATTACGGTATGAAGATTTATTTGGATAATTTACAAAATGAAAATGAAGAATTCGAAAAAAGAAAAGCATCATTAATGGATAAAACCGAAAAAGAATCTAAAGTTACCCAAACAAATAATCGTAGAGAGAAAAGAAGAGCCAAACGGGAAGCAGCCAAAAAGAAAACAACCACAAGCCAAAGCGAAAATATCCATAACAGTCAAACAAATCAAACAAATCAAACAAATCAAACAAATCCAACACCAGTACCTACTGATTCATCTACTATGCCCACAGATAGCATTGCATCAATTGGAAATCCTGAAGACGATGACGCTATCCAGAAAATTTTGGATTATTTGGATGATCCTGAATTACGCAATAAATTTGTTATGGATAAATCAACATTAGAAAGAATGGAAGTGGATGTTTAATAATGAAAAATAATTGATACGTTATAAAATTATATGTCTAATAATATATATTAAAACATAAAATGTCTGTTTTTAATGGTATTATAAATAATAATGGTTGGGAAACAAAAATAAGATTATATTTAGATACAACTATTCCAATACCATACATAACGGATTTATTTATTGGTGATGCCATAACTGATGCATATATCAATTATGACACGTGTACTTTACAAAATACGCAGTATGAATATTGTGTAAAAATTTATGAAAATGAAATTTTAATTGTTGGAAAAGAAATTGGTAACTTTTTTCATTGTTTATTACCCTGTTTTTATAGACAAAAATATTTTGTTATGACAAACAAAGAAGAAGTTTAAATGTAAGCAATTTCAAAATATTTACGAAAATAATACCTTATAGTATAATGGGAGCTATATCGATTATTATGAATATTATTTTTATTATTGGTTTAGTCTTAATAACAATTGGTATTACAAAGGCATACACTATTTCTAAACAATCTAAACCAGTAGTCATATATCAAACAATTCCCCAACATGAAATGGATTCACAAGAAAAATCTGGTTCTAATTCTAATTCGGGCCAATTAAAAAACATATTTCATGGTATGTTTAACAAACCAACTCCATGGCTAACCAATCGGTGCTAACGGCATACATATTAAAATTGATATTTAATTGCTTTGATGGAGAATATTATCAGTATAATTAATAAAAAAAATGAACAGAAAGATATTTTTTTTATTAATTGCATTATTAATTTTTATTAATACAATAATATATATTTTATTTAGTGGAGTGGATAATGTTAAAATATTTATTAAATGGATTCCAGCATTTTTATTATTTATCCAGACTTGTTGTTTAGTGTCATATTATAAAATAAAAAATGATCCAATGACAACCGAATATTGTTTAATATTAATGTGTGCATTTATATTTTGTGCGGGTGGTGATTCGTGTCTAATTTATTCGCAATTAGGTATATTCGTTATGGGAATGATACTATTTATTATAGCTCATGCGTTATTTGGTATATCAAGACTCAAATCCATCAATAAATATTTTCGTTCTGAACATAAATGTAAAACAATAATAGGTGTTTCCATTATTTCGTTAATCGGAATATTAGTATTGGCATGCATTGCCTATCTAGCATATTATAATCATCAATATAACAATATTGTATTGATGATATCGGTAATTATTTATTCATTATTTGCGATATTTTCTGTTATCAGCAATTATATCTATCTATTAATATACAATAATCGGGAAGCATGGTTTTCATTTATTGGAATTTTATTGTTGGCCGTTTCTGATATTATGATGGCACTTTATATTATTCAATATACGAATATTTATTTTGATATCTTTGGTACTATATTATATTGGTGTGCACTCACAATTTTGGGTTTTAGTACATATAAAAATCATGAATATGTGCTACTGGAAATTAACTAATAATAGTCATTTATAAATGACTATTATTATTCGTTGTAATAAATTTTATCGGCTCTGCTAGGAATTGAACCTAGATATCCAATGGATGCTGGCTTTCGAAACCAGTGCAATAACCTTTCTGCCACAAAGCCTTAATTTGTTAGTTTAACAAATTAAGTCACAAATAGAACATTGTGATCCCATCCTGATTCGAACAGGAATTTTTTGGTTCAAAGCCAAATGTACTAACCATTATACTATGGGATCTCGGAAACGCCAGGAATTGCACCTGGGCACCCAGTGGGCGACCTCGGATTAGTAGTCCGGTACCTTACTACTCAGTCACGTTTCCTATTTTTGTTTAAATAAAAACAAAAATAGCAATTTACGACACGACGTGCCAAGGCGCCGGTGTGAATCGAACACACACATCCAAAGGATCTGATTTTCAAGATCAGTGCAATAACCATTCTGCCACAGCGCCTATTTGTTATTCATAAATAACCAATAGCTACTTTATTTCATCTCTACAATTATACATAATATTATATTTTTATATCATTTTTATCTACCACATATTCATTGACTAGTAATAATCAATGGCTATTTTGTAGTTCCACAATTATATATAATAATATGTTTTTATATCAATTTTATATATCATTTTATCAAAAATTGATAAAATATTCATTTGTAGTAGTTAATCAATTTGTTTGTTAAATAAATGTTTAAAAATAATAACATTTCGAACAAAAAATCAAATATTTTATTGTCCAAATACAAGTTAATAAAAAAGATTTCAAAAGGATCATGCGGTACTGTACATTTAGCAAAATGCATTGATGGTCAAAATATTGTTGTGGTAAAAATAATTTCAAAAAAAATAACGCACATCAAAAGTAAAATTCAAAGAGATGCTGAAATACCAAAACTGCTCAACCATAAAAATATTATAAAAATTATTGATTTTATGGAAGATGATAAATATGCATATATTATTTACCCGTACAACACAGGTAGTAAACCATTATCAAAATTTAAACATTCAGAATTAAATTTTAAAAATCACAAAAATTTAGTTTCAATGATTAATATATTATGCCAAATAGCTGATGCTATCGAATACATGCATTCCCAATCAATAATACATCGTGATATTAAACCTGATAATATTATTGTATATCACGATAATAATGAAACTAATCAAAACCTGTCAGTGATTATCATTGATTTTGATTTAGCGCATGTCATTAATGATCCAAAATATCCATTACGAAAAGGACTTATTGGAACGATCGATTATATTGCACCAGAAATAATTAATAGGGAAAATAATATTTGTTATCCGTTAACTGATATATATTCTTTTGGTATTATTATGTATTTTATTTTTAACAGAAAAAAAGTACCATATGATGGAGTATCAATTTCCCAAATTATTAATAATATTATTAATAATCAACCAATACCTTCAAATAGTGGCATTGAAGTTATAGACAAATTAATCATGACAACTATTGATAAAAATCAATTAAAACGTCCAACAATAAGCGAAATAAAAATTTGTTTAAAAAAATTAATTATTTCAGATCAACCTTAATATCAATATCGCCTCTCTTTTTTTTGCCAAATAATGCATCAGCTGCGATTTGATTGGCTTGGCTTTTTCTTTTGTAAGCAGGATCATAATATCTTTTGTGCAAATTTTTAAAAGTTTTTGATCCAAAACTAAATTTACGATCTTTTGCTTTGAACCAAAATACTTGTTCTTGAATATTATCGGATGGTTTTCGATTATCTATTACCATTGATCGGTAATCTTCAGTACATTTTGCAAAAACTTTCTCGAATGCTGGTAATGATGGAAACATACTGGCGTAATTGTCCCATAATTTTTTTTTGTTGATCGTGGAACTTTCTTTCAAAAGAAATACATAATCAAAATTTAAACGTAAATCTGGTGTGATACCCAATGGTGTTTGCATTGTTAAAATATATGTTAAAAAATAATGTCGACCATTCATCAAAATTTCCATAATATTTTCATCTTTGGCCCACGATTTCTTTTTGGAAAGACAATCATCCATAATTAATATTCCAGAAGGATCCACTTTTTTACCCAGTTTTTTTTTAACACTCGCTTTTTCTATCATCATCATTTGCCGCAATAAAATTTTTTTAAGAATTGTTTCTTTGATATCATAATGAATATAAAGATCAGGAAAGAAAAATTTATAAAATGAGTTCATCCGATCAGTTGGTGCAATAACCACACCACCTGGTATATGTCGATAATGATAAATAATATCACGGGTTACAAAACTTTTACCGGAACCACGTTTTGCTATCATAACAATTGATGGATTTTCAACCATACTGGCAAGCGGAAATTCTAAAATTTGGAATTTATTGTAATCCATAATTATTCTTACCATATAATAATATTTTTTGAATAAAAATACGCACACATTTTTAACTATATTCTGTTAATGCCAATAATTAAAAAAATTGATAAATAAATAGTTTAGTGGTCAAATTATAAATTTATTCTAAATATCAAAAATGAATTCTGAAACTGTACATTGTATGCCTTTTAAATGTGCCTGCAAATGTGATTGTAATGGTTATGTTGATAATGATGACGAATGTTGTGATGAATGTCTAAGCGAAACACATCATATGCAAAAACTCGAACCTATTATACATCGCATGCCATTTTAATGTTATTGCAAATGTGATTGTAATGGTTACGTTAATTACATGAATGAATTTTGTTTTCAATGCCTAAAAGGAAATCATGCCACACATGCAGGCGACTGTGTCATCGGTGATTCTATGAGCTGTGTAGTATCGAAATGTTCTTGTGTTTGTGGTTGTGCAGTTATTAGTGTTGGCGAAAAAACAGAGTATTGTCCTAAATGCCTAAACGAAAATCATGGTAACAATGAAGCCAAAATTGCATAAATGTTTATGAAAAATTTGATTTGTCGATACGTTATGATATAAGATTTATACCATAATAATATTATACTATTATGAACAAAAGAACTAGTAAAATAGTGATATTCGATGGTTTTTGGACAATAGAAGATGTTAATCGGTATCCACATGCACTTTTTGTTTATGGTGATAATGATGTTGGTTTTGGCAAAGGAGGACAAGCAATAATTCGTGGTTTAAAAAATACCGTTGGAATTCCCACCAAAAAATATCCTACCAATGATAGCACCTCATTTTATACGGATAATGAATATAAATTAAATATCCAAAAAATTAATTATGCTATTGATAAAATAAAGAGAATGTCCAAATCTTATAAATATGTTGTACTGCCAAAAGATGGCTTTGGTACCGGATTAGCACACCTACCACAATGCGCTCCCAAAACTTATGCTTATTTAGTCAGTGCAGTTGATAATTTAAAAGAGTTAATCTAATTATTATGCGCACGTGTCTATATTTTTTGTTTGTGTATATATATTTATATGTATACAAACAATAAACAAAAATCAATTAGTTTTTGATTTTTTTGGTCCAGTTTTAAGCATTGATATAATTTTGGTAAACCATTTATAATTTAGCAACTGCAAAAGTATTGGTAAAATTATCAAACATTTAGTGGGATATTCTACTGGTATCATCAAATGAATAGTTTTGAATAATAAAAATGTGCCAAAACAAATTCTAATAATAGTGTACGTTATTACAAATAAATACGTTATAGTTTTGCTGTACAGATTGTCAATACCCTTGTGATGATTGATTTTAGCTTCATTTAGAAATGGCGTCGATAATTCGTATGTTAAATACGACAATAAAAATTTCACCAAATAATAATATTCAAAATAAATAATTGGTATCGCTACAATACCGATTCCATGGTGCAAAAAATATACTTTATCTTTTGGATTGTAATATATTATCATGCATATCAAATCAATAATAAAATAGGCAAAACTAAATAAAAGTAACAATGCAATTTCTTTATAGTATGTTTCATTATCGGTAAACAATGAAAATGTACTATCATCACTATAAGCGGACAAATAAAGCAAAATACCCGATCCAATACCCATCGGTGTCACAAATAAATTTGCTAAACGTCCGTTCATATTGATTGTATCAGAAAAAATTGAATGATAAACCTGATGTTTATATTAGTATTGTTGATAATAAAATAGAACTTTTTAACAAAATATTTATCAATTTTTTTATTTATGAAACCCAGATTATTAATTTTTTAAAGAAAAATACGTTGTTTCTATAAATTATAGGTTATAGAAATATTAGATTTGCTCAAGTTTGGTGAGTGATTTGTAAAAATTTTGTTTAAATCGCTGGTTGTAATAAAGATATAAACTTTTTATATTATAACAAATGGCGGGCGGATTAGTCCAATTGGCCGTGTATGGAACACAAGATATTTTTTTAACAAGTACACCACAGATAACTTTTTTTAAAATAGTTTATCGTAGACATACTAATTTTGCAACAGAACCAATTGCTCAACATTTTATTGGTGCTACTAATTTCGATCAAGAAATGACGTGTGTTGTTGACAAATTGGGTGATTTAATGAATCGGGTTTACTTGGAAATCGATTTACCAAATGTTGATTTATTAAAAAATCCATCTAATTGGAAAATAAACCAAACTGATGCAAAAAATAGATTTGAACAAATTCAGAAATATTACCAAATGGTCTACAATTATATATCAGTAAATTCGAATTTAATCAGAAAAATAGATACTCTTTTAAAAATAAATAATGTATCAATGGACGATATTGAGAAAATCGTAAATAATCCAAATTTTATTAACTGTTTAATTACGCTTCGGTGCGAATTAAAAGATTATATTAAAAATAATAATAATTTTAATAGTATTGATGAATTCCAAAAAAATAAATATGATACCGAACAACAAATTAACCAAATAGATATACAAATGGTATTCAATTCGATAATTAATGATACGAATCATCTGAAAAATGTTATTCCACAAGAACTAGCAGTAATCAAAAGAAATCGAATCAAAAATTTTATTACCACCATGTTGTATCAATCCATGAAGAATTTTTACATGGATGTGTATAATTTGTATTTGACCGAACAAAAACTGTACCAATCTTTTTTGGATGGAACATATTCTGAACACTATAAATTTGCATGGGTTGAGGAAATCGGGCACGCAATAATAGATCAAATTGAAATTAGAATTGGAAACCAAATAATAGATAAACATACAGGAGACTGGTTAATATTATTCAACAAAATATTTCTACATGAATACCAATGCGAAAATTATTATAAAATGATTGGAAATGTATCAGAATTAACAAATTTTGATGATAGGGTAAAAAGTGCTTATAAACTAATTATACCATTACAATTTTGGTTTTGTCGTCATACTGGTTTATCATTACCATTAGTGGCTCTAAGATACCATGATGTTGTTTTTAATATTAAATTAAAAGATTTGTCAAAATTATGTTATATCGAAGATGATCCTAATTTAATGGACATTGCTAATGTACAATCACAATTCAATATTAATATTATTAATGCTAAATTATATGTCGATTATATATTTTTGGATACTGATGAACGTAGAAGATTCGCACAATCAACCCACGAATATTTAATAGAAACAATACAACAGAATGAATTTGATAATATTACTGGAAAACAATATAGTGCGCATCTCAATTTCGCGCATCCAACTAAATTTATTGTTTGGTTTGTTCAACCAAAACATTATCGAGAAAATCCAACTGGACGTAATAAATGTCAGTGGAATAATTTTGGTACTAATCATGATAAAACGGGTTATCCAATTGAATCATCATACATAAGATTAAATTCGTGCAATAGAACGGATCCACATATTGATATTAAATATTTTAATTATTTGCAACCATATTTACATTTTAATAGTTCTCCAACTGATGGTTTTAATGTATATTCTTTTGCTATTAAACCAATGGAACACCAACCATCATCCACAATTAATTTAAGTAGGATAGATGATCTAACTATTATTTTGATGTTCGGTAATGATTTCATTGATCTTGTGAATAATGGAAATGTAGATGATGTTGAAATTGGAATTTATATGACATCATATGTCATGTCGTACAATATATTTCGAGTAATTGGTGGTATGGCTGGTCTTGCTTTTCAAAATACTATTTAATAAAAATTGATATTTTTATTGCTTTTCGATATAAACGTAAATACATTAAAGCAATAAAAATATGAACCAAAGAGTACCAGATAGTGAGAATGTTAAAATTTCCAAATATTTAACACAAATTTTGAGACACCGCGCAACCAAAATGGGATACAATATTGATGCATCGGGTTATGTTCCCATAGATGAAATTATTAAAAAACGCAATGACATTACATTTGAAAAAATCCAGGAAATTGTTGATACCAATGATAAAAAGAGGTTTGAATTGGAAAAGAGATTAAACGGTTGGTATATTCGTGCTGTCCAAGGACATTCAATACCTACTATTAATCCGGATCTATATTTGGTAACAGATCCATCAGAAATACCAGTAGTAGTACATGGTACTAATCGCAAAGCATATCAATCCATCAAAAATAATGGTCTGAGTCGTATGCAACGAAATCATATCCATTTTGCGCATGGTACGCCAGATGATCCAACCGTTGTTTCTGGTATGAGGCACAGTTCCGAAGTCATGATATATATTAATGTTGATGAAGCAATGATTAATGGTATTAAATTTTATAAAAGTTCAAATGGTGTAATATTATCAAGTGGTATCAATGGTATAATTGATCCGAAATATTTTTTGAAAGTGGAATTTGTAAAGTAAAAATCCATGTATAAATAATTAATGTATTATTATCAAATAATACACTAATTATGCCTGGAGCAATTTTGCAATTAGTCGCAAATTCAGGAGCAGTACAAAATTTATGGATCGATCATGATCCACAAATTACCTTTTTTAAAAAGATATATCGGCGATATACACCATTCGCAACAGAACTAATACCATTACAGTTTAAAACACCGATTGATTTTGGTAAATCGGGTACATCTGATATATTGCCATACGGCGATCTTGTTCATAGAATGTTTTTTGTATTTGATATACCAGAATTATCTGCTGTATTTTTGAATACAAAATCAAAGGATATTGCAACAATAATAAATGAATTATCTATATCTGATAATTATTTATTACAACTATTAAAAGAATTTGTTATGGACAATGATAAAATAGAATTTGACAGAATTTTAAATTTAATCGATGACACAATAAAAAATTACGACGTAGAAGAACAACAACGCTTAAATATTTTAAACATGATTGAACAATATATTGATAAAATTGAACCTGAGGAAATTCCGGAAACATACGTACCAAAATTACCAATTTATGATGTTCGTTTGGAAAGTGATTCGTACATACAAGTATTAAAAAGTATGGAAACAAAATATCATGCCAATAATCAAAAGCATGACTATGATTTTAACAAATTTAAAATGCAATTGACCAATAAATGGATAGGTCAAAAAAAGGAATATTTTTTGATTTATGAATTACTAAAATTTATTTATTTGTCAGAAAAAAATGTAATTGAAAATGTGCCATTGGTTGATACAAATCAACTATTTGATTCATTATTACATGGTAATATTTTGTATGATTTGATTCCGAATCCTGAAATTCAGTGTTTATTTTATTTAACAAATAGTCCTGTTTTTAATATTCGCGAAAATAAAAATACTGGGAACATAATTGGATCCGTTGAATCATATTTATTGGAACAACATCAAATCACATACCCAAAAAAACATTTTTACAACAACATCAATCATTTGTATAATTTAACAGAAAATTGTATTCAAATAAATAATCCAAATTTTTTGAATAATCCAATATTTTCGAATACATACAATTGTTTAAAAAATTCTGAAAATAAAACAAATTTATTGGAAAATTATTTTTATGATTTCGGACCAAATTTTAATGAATCTCTTGGGTTATATAATAGTATTATTGACTCCGTAAAAAAATTAGCAACAACTGTTCCAATAGTTATCGCTAAAGCATTTACATTTCATAAGAAATATGATATCATGTCGAATCCCGAACCGTGTAATATTTATCACAATCCTATTGGTATATCTACCATCAATAATCATTTACCAACTATTATTGATCCGAATTTTAAAGCTAAATTTTTATCACCAACTACACTAATTGAACAAGACACTTGGCAACAATGCGGAACATTACCAAATGCATATTTAAAAATTTTTAATAAACAATCTAATGAAATGTTTGATCGTATTCAAATTTATTCTGAATTATTGTACGAATCATATTGGAATAAACTTTTTAGTTCGACGGATAAACTTTTTTATAATAATTCACCACCAATAACAAATATATATGGATACATTGTTCCAACTACTAATTTTATTGACGATGAAAATTTGAGAATTAAAAATGTCTTCAATGCCAATATTTGGTTTTTTTATTTTTTTAAGTATTTGGATGCACTGAATGTATCCAGTTTTGCAGAATATGTTAAAAATAATATTATTCGTAATATTTCTCCTAACGGTGTTAGTTTTATTAAACATTTATTGACAATTCTTAAAATCAATATCGAATATTATATGAATGAAATATCCTATCTATTAAATGATTTGTATGCAACTAGTCCTTCTATCCATCCAAGCGATAATATGAAAAATTATGTTCCAAGTGCTCACGGGGAAGAAATTGATGGAGTAAATATTCACCATGATTTACTCGCTGTAACACTAATTTTTCATAGAAACCACGTTCCAACTATACTGGAAATGTTCCAATTTATATATCATTTCATTTCCACTATTGAAATTAATAAAATTAATATTTATTTGGATACGCATCTTGATGAAATTAAACCATCAGAACGAACACAAATCAGAAATATAACAAAATTATTGTACTATCATATTTTTAAATATTTTATGGATGTTTATGATAGTTTTCATTTTGAAGCGGCAGCCAATTTTTCCACAGAAGAGTATGATGTTAATGATAACATTGCAATTAATAAATATGTACAATTATTTTTAAAAGGTATTCCAATTCAAACTGGACCGATGATTTCAGTTCCAACCTTTTTCCCTGAAGGGCAGGTAGGATCGAAACCGATGATTTCAGTTCCAACAACCTATGAACAAATATCATTAATTGATACTATCTCACAGATGGAATTTTATTTTGTTTCTGAAATGATGGTAACAAGGGAACTTCAAAAATTATATCATAATTGTTTGTTCAATAAACAGTATATTTTGGAAAATATTGGATCAACATGTTCCGAGTTAGTAGACACAATTAATAAAACTATTATTGTAACAGATAAAAATTATCAACCAGATATTTCTAAATTCGATAATTCATATGATTCAGTTAGAAACTACTGGGATGAAATGTATCAACATAATGCCAAAAAAAATGATCCTGATAATTTATATTATAACACATTCGATATAAATCGATTTTCCGGCGAAGCCTATCTTTATACACCATATCAGTCTAGAAATTATGATTGTGTTCCCAAAATAGCCAATGATTTTCCATTATTACCTCCGATTCCATTACCACCAATAAATCCGTACGGAATCAATTCAACATATTATAATCATATGCAACATACACTAAAATCTTTCACAAGGTGTCAGGAGTTTTTAGAAACAAAAATACCAGTTTATTGGATCAATGTTGAATCAAAAACTGAAATTATTTCCACATTGTCTTTTGATAAAAGTAAAAAATTTGAATTATTTAATATTGACTATTTACGAATTAAACATGAAATTTTTTTTAAGAACCATATTACAATCCCCAACAATATTAAATTTATTGATGAATACCAATTCAATCTTTTAAAATTTATCAAATTAACAAAACGATTAAATGATACCCATCCTTTGCATGACAAAAAATTATTTGATTTGTTATTTGATACAGCATTTTTTTTAGCAAATCATATTTCATCAGAACAAATATTGTTAGACAAATTGTATTTATTTATGAACCATATTTCAACCTGCGATAAAACTTTATTATCGCGTATGATTTCTGAACAAATGTATGATATAGCCGTCAATATATTTACTAATTATCAAAATTTATACACATACAATGACATGGTAACAAATAATATTTATACATACAATCAAATACTAAACATTAATCCACAAACAAATAAAAATATTATTGATAAATTAACAATAGCGCGAAATAACTATTTATCACAATATTTTTATTATGTTAAACACCAAGATTCGATTGCTAAAATTAATTATTACAGTTGTAATAGTGATCAATTCAAATTTAAAAATATTAGTCAAATTTTAAAAATGGTAATGAGTTCAATCAACAAAAATAATATTGATTTGTCATGGATAAAAAATTTATCCACTAATGTTTTTTTGTATCCGGATATGTTTATTAAACAAATACAAAAATTAGTTTCTTTGGAACACACATTGGATGATTTTAGTGCGAATATTTTAAAAATGTTAGCTACTTTTTTGAATCCAAATTCTGTTGCCAGATTAACTTTTAAAGATGTTCATGATATTATTAATACAACTTTTTGGGCGGTCAAAGAAATATACCGATATTCTTTGGAAAATAAACTTTTTGAAAATGTCCAACAAAAATTAGAAATTTTCCAACCACTGCTATTAAATAAATTGTTATTATTTAACGAAATACATGTTTATCTTACCGATATTTCCAGTTGTAAATTCATGCAAGAACAGGATATTGTTAATATTTCCCTGATGGCGCAAAAATATGGAATAGATTACTCTATTTTTTATAATTATATTGATAGCATTATTAAACCACAATATAATACAATGTCACAATTTGGTAACTCCGGTGGACATAATATTCCAATAAATATTACATTAAATAGTGACTTGGATTATTTTTTTCTGAAATATCATACAAATTCAAATATTTATCCCGGTATTACTTTTAAAAAATATTTTTTAAAAAATATTTTAAAACCATCATACCAAAAACAGCATCCGATATTGCAAACATATTTCAAGTATATTGATAATGAATACTATGCATTTATTTATTTTTTAATGAATTACGCTGAAAAAAATAATATTGGTCCGATCGATATTAAAAATCCATTGCTACTTTACACAGAACAAAATATGTTAGACGACCATCAATACATATCAAAACAATATCACTCATTTTCGCATATTTCTGATGTAATACAATATTTCATGGATTTGATTTGGGATTATTCTATTTCATTATGCGGATATGATCCATTTTTAAATACAAATCAATTGGAATATGGAATGCGCTTTAGTTCTGTAATTAATGAATTACATTATGATAATAAAAAAATGGATACGATAGACCATCCAATAAATCATTGTTCAACTTCTGCGCACAGTGATAAAATAGAAAATATTATTAAAATTTTGAACCAAAAACAGAAGACTTTACCTTTAATAAATTTAATAGAAAATCAACCAATACCACTAAAGAATAATTATTTTGATGGATTAACGGAAAAAAATAATATTACTGAGCTTTCTAAAATAATGGTGAAAAGAGGAATTGTTGTTATTAACCAATATCGTAACGAATTAGAATATTTCCAAAACCAAATTCATAATATTTTATACAGAAATAAAAAAGCAAAAACGGCATGGGTCAGAAAATTAGCACATTTTTTGGTAAAAGAAGTGACTTTTAGTTGTGGTGATGAAGTTGGAGATAACCATATTTCGGATTGGTTTGAATCCTATCATGAATTATCAAAAAAAGATGGAACTGATCCAGGATATAATAAAATGATTGGTCACCGTGAAGATCTTATAATTTTTAATGATGAGCCAAAAAAATCATATACGGTTATCATGCCTTTTATTTTTTATTTTAATCGTAATATTTCGTTATCTGTACCATTAAATGCGAGTATTAATACTAAATATGAAATTAATATTCGATTAAGAAATTTGGATGAGGTTACATACAAAGAAGAATTTTCCGATTTTGTCAACCCAAAAATGAATGATTTAAAACCATCTATCCCGAAAATAAATAAAGCACATTTAATGGTAGAATATATATATTTATCATCCGAAGAAAGAAAAATTTTTGCTAGTAACATATTAGAATATTTAGTGGATGAATTACAGTATGACAATAATTTTAACATTTCTGATCATAATTTAGTACCTATTTATAAAGTAGGTAACAATAAAAAATCCGTCACAAGAATCAAAAATGGTGTTAAAAAAAAGGAAATATATTATGATTCATATCACGCTATTTTAACTGATAAAAATACATTGGATACCGGAAAATACAATACTGATTTACTACCAAGAAATGATTATATACCGACAAAATATACAGATCGTAATGGAATTGAAAAAATGATGATGATTCATAAACCAATTCATGGTATTGATCCATATATACACCAAAAAAGAATTGAACTGAAAAATTATTTCAACCATCCAACAAAACTAATGATTGTTATGATTAAACCATTAGCACACACAGATTTATCATATCGAACGAATGAAAAAAATTATTTTTTTGGGGAAAAACAATGGGACAATTATAGTTTGTATTCTTATTACGACCTAAGCAAAATTAACGATGCCAAAAAATTGCATTGTGAATTGATGTTAGACCATTTAAATAATTTAGAACATCCGACGTTTGGTTTTATTGGTGTTATTAATCAAGTTTTATTAGATTATACCTTGTCTCCAAAGGAGCAGGTTAAGTTCATCAGCTTTGCTGTGGACTTTACTGATATACCCATCAATAATAATAAACCAGTGATACCAGAATCGTCGGATAATTTAACAAATATTAATATGGATACATGGATTAAAAATAATTATGAATATTTTCTCGAAAAAATACAACAAATAAAAGATGCGTACAATAACTATGATCAAATGATTGTATATGGAAAAAATATGATTAAAATGAAAGAAAATTTATTGTCATTAAATATTGATTATGATATTATCGACAAACACATTTTTTTTCTTATGATAAATGATATTTATGATAAACTTGGTCTACCATCACCCAAAATAAAATATATTAAAAAAATATTCAAAAAAATATTGCCAAATTTTTCCGCAAAAAATATGAACATGGGTAAAGAAACGTTTATCATTGGTATTACAAAACTATTATCAAAAGAAATTAAATACACTATGCCAAATCAAATGGTTATACAATCAATAAATTATTTTTACCAAAATTACAATGAAGCAAAAATTAATTCTCTAATTAACGCAATGAATAAATTTTTTGTTATTGATGGTACAGAATACAATTTTAAAACGATAGTATCATATTTTAACAATATTTATTCGGCAACAAATACAAACAAAGATATAATCGGCACCATTATACAAATAAATAATAAAATAATAGAAATACCGGGTCATGAAATTAATTGTCGACCAGTCAAAAATTTAACTTTTAAGGATGTTACGCACCAAATTTTAACACAAAATAATGATTCAGTAATGAGTAATTATATTAATATAGTGCAACACTCAGTTATTAAAATAATCAGTGCCAAAATGAACCAAAAATTAAATGAAACAATCAACGAATATCCAGTGAAATTAATAAATTATCAAAAAAATATGGTACTCAATCCAAGTATTAATCCGCTAATATCCGGATATCTTAAATTCAATGGTTATAATATTATGCCCGAAAATTCTAATTCAATAATGTGGTCAGAAGCCAAAGCATACCAATATATGCCCCATACACCTAGTACTGGTATTAATCTTCATTCATGGTCATTAAATCCATTATCCAATCAACCACAAGGTTCAGCAAATTTAAGCAAAATAGACGAATTTATGTCAGTATATTATGTGCATCCATTGATAAGCGATTCTTATCCAGCAGTTATTATTACGAGTGTGACAAATACTAATATCACAAGATATTTATCTGGTATGTGTGGCAAAGTTTTTAACAAAGTTGAATAACTTAGCCTGCTCCTTGGAGACAAGGCAAAGTTTTTAACAAAGTTGAATAACTTAGCCTGCTCCTTGGAGACAAGGTAAAGTTTTTAACAAAGTTAAATAACTTAACTCGCTCCTTTGGTAACAACAAAAAATTGAATTATAATCCAATAATTGAATGTATCAATAAAATTAAATAATAAATAATATGGATAAAATAATAAAAGTCAAAATAGTACAGGAGCCGTTGTTTAAACGATTAATTTCAAATCCATTCAAATATTATGCTAGAATGTGTGGTATTACTTTTTGTTTAGTTGGTACCAGTAATTTTTTAACAACATTGTGCGATTTTGGAAATAACAATAATGATAATAGTCGTAGAACCTTTTTATTCGATCATCCACAACTTTATTTTATAATGTTATTGTCAAAGAGTGGTTATTTTTCGTTATTATGGCCATCATTTTATATTACAGCAATTCGTGAACCAAAAAATGCTTTTGTTCTTGGAGCCGGTTTAAAAAAAATAATAGAAGAAAATGGGACAGATAATAATTAAAAATTTTTCCCTTTATAAAAATATTTATGATTATTATGCTACAATTAACAAATATTAATTGTGGCATAGTGGTATAGTATGGCAGCGGGATTAGTCCAATTAGTTGCATATGGAATCCAGGATATTTATTTAACTGGTGATCCACAAATAACATTTTTTAAAATACTTTATCGGAGACATACTAATTTTTCTGTTGAATCACTTGTTCAAAATTTTTCATCAACAGCCAATTTTGGAGAAACTGTTAGTTGTACCATATCACGATCAGGAGATTTGGTTGGAAAAATATTTTTGTATGTGGAAATACCATCTCTTCCTAAATTTATTAATTCAGTAACAGGAGAAGAAGATATGAGTAAAAAAATAGCATGGGTAAATTATTTAGGATATGCTCTAGTTAAAGAATTATTTATTGAAATTGGAGGAAAACAAATAGATAAACAGTATGGTGAATGGTTATATATTTGGTCACAGGTTAGTTGTAAAATGGATCATGCATTAAATAAAATGGTTGGTAATGTGCCTACTATGTATGAATTTACTAATGGTAAACCTGGCTATAAACTTTATATACCGTTAGAATTTTGGTTTTGCAGAAATACCGGTTTGTCATTACCATTAGTAGCACTGGCATCTGCAGATGTCAAGATAACAATTACTTTCCGTAAATTAGAAGAATGTTATCGTATCGGTCCAACACATTCAATAGAAATATTAGAAGATATTGTTCCATTTCAATTAGGAGATTATATTGAACAAACAGTTAATAAACAAACCATATATGGATATGTTATAGATTATGATTTTTTACAAAAAAAACTGTACTACATAAAAATTCAAAGTCCAACAGCTAATAAAAAATATTTTGAATCATATTCAATTAGTAAAGTCCACAGCAAAGCTGATGAACTTAACCTGCCGCTTTGCGGACAAGGTAGAATAAATGATAGTCGAAAGACGTTATTCGAAGATTTGCATGAATCTGAAAAATACGGTCCAATATGCCAAACAAAAAATATGGACAATCCTAATTTTTATGAAAATATACCGTATCGCATTTATAATAGTATTACCAAAACATATTGTACTCCGAAACCACAATCCCGTGAAATAATAGAATCAAATTTATTATCACATAAACCACGTTTTGTAAATTCATTTTTGTATGTCGATTATATTTATTTGGACAATGACGAAAGAAATAAATTTGCCAGAACAAATCATGAATATTTGATTGAACAAATACAGTACAATGAAGATCCCAGAATTGCATCTACTAGCATCAAACATAATTTGGGACTAAACCATCCATGTAAAGCACATTATTGGATTATTCAATTGGATAGTTTAGTTGGTCCTGGAACAATTAATGATTTATTTAATTATACCACATCACATATACATTATCCACGGAATCACCAAGCAACAGTTCCAAATTATCATTTAGATTATTGTCCCGAAGCCGATAATAAATTAGACAAACAAGAAAAATATTATGGGAGCAATATACTGACAGAAGCAAAGTTGGTACTAAATGGTAGAAATAGGTTTGGTGAGAGGGGACCAGAATATTCCAATTTGGTTGAACCATATGAGCATCATTATCGGGGACCAAGTGTTGGGATTAATGTTTATTCTCCAGCATTTTATCCAGAAAAGCACCAACCATCGTCCGCTATTAATATGAGTAAAATCGATTCTATTAGTATGGAAATGCGGTTAAAAAATATTATTTCACCACAAAATACCGCCAAAGTTAGATCGTATACAATCAATTATAATGTTCTAAAAATATGTTTCAATCTTGCTGGTCTAACATTTGGACAAAATTTAACTATTTAATTTATTCGCCGTATATCGTTTCAACAACTTCAACACGAATTATTTTTCGATCTGGTGCGACTATTTGTAATAAATTGGTTCCTTTTTCTACAATATATTTAAAATCATCAATTGTCGATTTATGGTCACGATCAATATTGCATCTAAATGCTGCTACCAATTCATCATAAGGTTCAGGATCTAATATTTCAACTGAATTTGTTAACATTAAAGGGGTATTGGCCATAGAACTTTTTGGTATTAAATCAAATGGTCCGGATTCTGTGCCGCCATTAGGAAAAAAATTGCATATAATACCCATGCCACATTTAATGACTTTGTTTGTAAGAAAAAGTTCATCATCTGGAAAAATAATATCAACACCAAAATCTTTTCTTTGTAGTGCCATATTCATACGATCTTGATAAAATTTTTTGACAAATTCTTTGTTGGGACAATCATCTAAAATTTTTATTTTAAGTATGTGCATTTTATTTAATAATATTATTATTGGGAATCATTATTTATAACACATATAAATATCGATAATTTTTGATAAATATTGTATCAAAAATTATTCATATTTCATATTTCATACTTTAATCATTGCACGGTTTGGAAGGCGCAATATTATTATAATTTGGAGCTAATTCTTGCCTAATTTGCATTAAAAGTTTACCAAACATATTTAATCCATTTCCATTGCCACCATCCGCCCAATAATCATCGTACATATAATGTTCAATCAATTGTCTATTCCCGGTTTCGACGAGTTCTTTTCCGAGTTTTGGATGTTTAGTAAATTTTGCCCTAAGTGCAATTAACATAGAATTATTTTTATCGAAATTTTTATTGGCCAAATATTTGTAACGATTCGCTATTTCTGATGCTAACCCAGCTGTTTCAGCATTAATAATTCTATTTTTAATAATTGGATCACTAAATTTTTGCCATTGATAATAATGCTCGGCAGTTTTAAATTCAATGTTATTAACTGTAATTGGTGCATATTCATAAAAATTGGTAAATATATAATATGGTTGATCCTTATCATAAAATTTGATACTTGACGGATCATGAATATCTGTATATTTTGATTTGTTAAATAGTGCATCATCTTCATTGTATAAAAAACCCTGATTACGTTGTCCCCAAGCGTGAGAATTGGTGGAATAATCTAGTTTTTTTTGTTAATAGGATGGAATCCCATGGTAAGAGGTCTTTCATATTCCGAAGTTGACATGGATGTGGATACTTTACCATCGTCTAATTTGGTCAAAATAGCCCTGGCGATAGTTTGGTACATATCTATTAAATTAACAGCTCTTCTATTGTATGCTGAACCCAAATTTAATAAATTGGAATGTTTAGATAAGACTGCAGCAAAATTACCATTTTCGAGTGGGAATGGATTAACATATCCGTGTGATGCTTGGAATAGCTGGTTCTTTTTAATGAAACCGGTAATTTGTCTTCTTAATTCCTCTTCAGTTCGTTTCAATTTGTCTAATTTAGATTCGATGTTTTGAGTTGTGGTATTACTTAATCGCATTCTCTTGTCTTTACTATCACCGAGAAGACTGTCCATGCTACCAACTAAACTTTTGTATAACTGGGAAAATAATTCATGACCGTATGGATTTCCCAAACTTTGGAGTTCGTCTGCTGTTTCAAAAAGACCACCACCATACATTGGTAAAATATTTGCTAACGGTACTGGATTAACGAAACCGGGTCTTCCCAAAGGCATTGAAGTTCCAAAAGGAACAGATGAAATAGCAGAAATAACTGCAGCAGTATTTGATCCCGATAAATCATTAACAACACTGCTCTTCAATCTTTCTAATTCACAGCTGAGACTACGGAGTCTTACTTCCGCTGGTTTATAAGGATTAAGGTGCGAATAAATATTAAAACTATCATTGACTGGTGGATAACCAGTGCGTTTATGAACTCTTTTTACTTCTTCTGGGTTAAGAACTTGTGGATTGGCATTGACCCATTGTACCAATATATCCAAATATTTAAAGAAATTATGTTTTGATGGATCCTTTAACATGTCCAAAATTTTCCTAGCAACATCTTCACCTAATTGTTGTCTGAGTGGTCTAGTATCATCACAACCTACAATTGGGGCGGCTGATGTACCAGGTCCACAACGATCAGCACCAGATGCTAATTCTTCAATCCAGCTACCAACACTTTGGACTTTGTATCTACGGAATCCATGGAATGGATCATTTTCTTCTTCGGCAAGATAGGATCCGAATTTCAATTTCCTGAGAATAGCAAATGCAACAACTGGATTAATTTTCATTACATCCTCTTTTAGTTTGGTAATAGCGGGATTTATATCAAAGTTAAATTCGAGAATTTCTTGGCATGCTGGAGTAAATTCACTACTACTATCACCTAAACATCTGCTAAATACATCCAGACATTCGGCCACACTCTGACCAATAAATTTACAATTATCCCCTGCCATAGTAGTTTCAGTATCACCTTTATCATTCTTCAATACGAAATTATCCCCATCTCGTTCCCATTTAGATTGTTCCCTCAACATGTGTTCGGACAATCTGGCTTCATAATTTTCCCATGCTGGAGTAATATTTGATATATCAAGGGGTTTAACAGCTCGCAATATTCTATCAATGAAATCCTTGGTACCGAATACACCAAATCCACGAGAAGCCACTCTATTGGAAACTGTTAAAAATTCAGATGGTTTTAATGACAAATTGAAAATTGTAACATTACCATCAGTACCCTGTCTATCAACTTCTCTGGCAATTGTACGAATAGCATCTTCTGACAAAAGATTTTTTGGTACCCGGTAAGATGAATCCCTGGAAAACCATAAATCACCTAAATTGGATGGGTATGGTGGTAAATACGAAATAAATATATAGTCACCATATGCTCCACCACGTTGTTCACCATTTAATCTCGAGTATCCTGATTCTCGTTTAATATTCAAACGGTATTTCGGGCGCTCGGATTCCGATATCATCGCAGCTTTGTCCAATGCAATATTTTGCGAATTCGGTTCATCAATCTTAACCAAATTAAAATAGGTATTGTACCAATCTTTTTTGGGGACAACGGTTTTTTCATAAAAATTCCAAATAATGGGATCGGTAAGATTGCTTTGTTTGGTAGCTGCTGCACGAGTTACACCGATTTGTCCTTGTAGCACAGGACCGGTTGGCTGAACTAATTTTCCTTGGTCTGCC